CTCTTTTGGACATCGAGCGCGCCGTTCATAGGCTGGGCACCTGTGAGAGTTCGTAGCGCACGTTTGTCTCGGATAGTCGCGCCGCGATGCCGTTGGGCCGAATCACCATATTCACGGTAGAGGCCGTGCCCACGCCATCCGCGTTGATCCAGTCCGCGTAGGGCGTATGGGAATCGCCCCAGATTGCCGTGCCCCACAAGCCGGTGCCCCACACAGATCCGGCCGAACCGGCATCTACCGGATACTCGTCGGTAGTCATGGGCTGATCGTCGCGATAATCGACGTTCACGCGCACCGCCGGCGTGATGCGCCCGCCCGCAATGAAAATGGGCTGAATGAGCGACACCCGATAAAGCTGGCCTTTGCCGTACTTCTGGTAAGACGGTTTCCAGGTGCAGGTAATCGCCGCGCCGTTGTCCTGATAGCCGTTTTCGGCGTGCCAGACGTTGCCCGACGAATCCCCGAAATAAAGCTCGTTGTTCGAGATGCCCCAGGTCGTCGCATTCAGCGGCGAGGCATACAGGCCATAGGTGGACCATGCCCCGGTCTGGATGTTCAGGGCATATTGAAATGCCGTCGCCGCGCTCTTGGGCACATTGACCAAAGCCTGCCGGGTGCGCTCGTGGACGACCATTTCCCAGCCGGTATTCGTGCCGTAGGTCTTGAAAGCATCAATAATGCCGGGGTCGATCTTGTCGGTGATGGCCTGTCGCTCGGCCGTCGCTACGCCGCCCTGCATCAACTGCTGGACGGAGATGATGCCCCGCTCGGTCAGGATGCCGAGGTCGCCGCCGACACGGATCAGCGCCCGATTGCCGATCGGTGCGCCGGCCCGATAGACGCCGACCAGCGACCAATCGTTAGGGTCGTCGGGATTGCCGCCCTGATAGACCACGACTTCGCCATTGGACGAGACGAAGCACAGCACGTCGTCGAGGCCATCGCCCGAGTCCTGCGACAGCGTGCCGATCAGTTGCAGCTTGCCGCCCCGGCGGAACTTGTCGCCAAGGGTAAACTTGGTCGCCGCGCCCGAAATGCTCGAGGTGCCGAGATACCAGGCGTTTGTGCTGGTCTTCTCAATGAACCAGAGCCGCTGCTTGTGCGAGGCGACGTTGATGAGGTCAGCAGAGGAAACATTGGTGATCGATGGCGTGGTCCAGCTTGTGCCGTCATAGTTACGCACGCTGTCGGTGCCGTTTGCCAGCACCAGAAACGAGCCGCCCGAGGTGGTGAAGTTGATATGCTGCCAATAGGCTGATCCGAGGCTGGATACAGCCGCTGCGCCCACGGCTCCGCTGGAGGTGATGTCATAGATCGCCGTTGCCACAGCGCCAAAGAACTTGCGCGATGCAGGCCCCGCCCATTCCATGAGCGTGCCGACCGTCGAGCCGAGGCCGGTTGCCTGCGAAGTGTAGCCGCCGCGCGCTTGCTGATAGGTCTGTCCGGGCCGCCAATTGTCCAGCACCAGAGCTTCGTCCGGCTTCAGTGCGTTAATGCCAGCCTTCAGGTTCAACCCGCGCACAGAGGGCGGGATGACCGTATAGCCCATGCGGGGCTGGCTATTGGGCTGGATCGAGCGGCGGGGGCGCGTGGCGAACATTAGAACCCCTTGATGAGCGGCGGCAGTCCCAGAGGCATCGTCTGACGGCCAATCTGCTGCTGCATGAATTGCTGCATGTCGGGCGTCCATTGCTCGACCTGATCTGGGTCTGAACCGAACTGCGTCATAAACTGCTGCTTCCATTCGGTTGGGTGATCCGCCGCCTTGCCTACAGATCCCCAATGCCAAACCGTGTCATTCGGAACAGGTTGCGGCCTATTTCCAGCCGCCCATGCCGCGCGATAGTCATACGACGAGTCGCTGGTCGTATTTGGCTGTTCTCCAAAGCGATTCTCAAACGAGTTGCGCCATGCCCGAACGCTAGGGTCAAACGCCATGAACGTCTGAAATTGATGCTCTTGGTCTGGTGGCAGACCAGCGAGGGCGCGGGCAAGCCGGTCGCTCATGTCAGATTTACCCAAGCTCCCTCCGGTATCACCAACCCCGGCGTGCGAACCGGCGGGCCGCCGTTCTTCATGTCAACGATGCGATGCGGCTTGTCCTTCGCCAACGCCTGATCGACGTTGTAGATGTATTTATCGTAGAAGGACTGCCATTCCAGCCCGCGATCCTGCTTGTATCGCCAGATGATACCATCGGCCATCAGGTCTTCGGAGATGATGCCGGTATCGCTGGTTAGAGCGGTATTCATAGGCGATGGTATCGCCCGCCGCCGGGGTCGGCTGCATCAGCCAGGACGTGCCGCGAATGGTAAAGGTGTTCGTGATCGGGAACGTCGAAGCCGCCTTGTACCGCTGCCAATCGTCGGGGTTGATCGGGCCATAGAGCCGGATGCGGCGCGAGCGATTCCAGAACGTGTTGTCAATGAAGGCGTCCCAATCGGTCGGAATGGGCGTGTCGGTCTGCGTCTCGGCCGCGACGGTCGTGAAGGTCTTTTCCTTCCGAAGCACCTTCCAGTCGCCGTACTTGGACAGCGCCTTGCCTTCCTCCTGTGCAAGTTCATAGAGCAGCGTGGCCGTGGCGTCGGTGGACGACGCGACCACGTTCGGCGGCGTGAGGCCGATGCGGCGGCAGGCGCTGCGGACGATCGTGAGCAGGCTCATCCCAGCCACCGCGAAAGCCAGCCGGGCTTGTCGAAGCCATGCGGGTTCTGTGCAAGCTGATTGAAGAAGTCTCGCTCCAGTTCGTTGCGCCCCTGCGGCTGCGGGGCCTTCATGCCCTGCATTTCCATGCCCATGGGAACGTCGCCGTTCATCCCCATCATGCCGGGCTGGCTGGGCGGCATGGTGGACGCCTGCGGCGGGGGAACCTGCGACACAGGCGGTGGCGGGTTGGCCTGCGCCACTTGCCGGTCAATGCTCGACACGCTCGGCATGGTCTGCGGGTTGACCGGATTCGGGTTGGGCAGGTTCATGGGCGGCATGTAGCTCGTCGCCCCGCCATTGGGATTGAATGGCGGCGTCTGATACTGCGGCAGGCTATAGGGCGCGTTGTGCGGTCCCGCGAATGGCTGCGTATAAGCGGGCGGCGGCTGCGGGAGCGTGGCCTGCACCGTTACGGGCGGTTGCTGGGGCGGATTTGCGCTGGCGCCGAAGGTGTTGCCTCCGAACGTGTTACCGCCAAAGGTCTGGCCTCCGAACGTATTGCCCCCAAAGGTCTTGCCACCGTAGCCCGCCAGGGTTTCGGCAAGCCGCCTGAAGTAGTCGCTCATGCTGCCTCCTGCCCGACTGCCGCCGGCTTCTTGCGGGTCTTGCCCTGCGCTGCCGCGAGAGCCGCATTTGTCCGCGCGGCCTCGTCAAGCTGATCCTGCATCGCCGCGAGCTTCGCCGTCAGGTCGGCAATCTGGTTCGCGGTCGCACTGTCAGCGCGCGAGGCAATGAACGCCTTAGCCTGCTTCTGGAGGTCCATGAAGCCCATGCCGATCTTCTCGCGCACGATGTCGGTGGCCTTCGCCACGTCCTCGACCGAACGCAACCCGAGATCCTTGCAGGCGCGCATCATGCCCTTCGTGATGGCGGGCCAGCTTTCCAGCGGGTAGCCGTCCACCGGCAACGCCTGGTCTTTCTCCCACTTTTCAATAGCCGGGCCAAACTTGGCCCACACCGGGGCGCTCTCCTTCGGCAGACGCGATTTCCAATAGTGAAGCTCGTAATTGGTCGTGCCGCGCTTGCCGAAGGTTACGCGCACATCGGGCACCATGTTCCCATCCGGGCCGGGCCGGTGGTCGATCTCGATGGCCTTGATCCAAAGTGCAATCTCGTCACGGTCTTCCGGCTTGGCGTCGAACATCTAGGCGGCTTCCTTCTGTTGGGTCATCAAGCCCTTGATGCGATCAAGGGCCTGCGTGTATTCGGGGGTCGGCGGGCCTTTGTCGCCGCGCTTTTCCTCCACCTTCGCAAGCCATTCATCCGCATCAGCGCGAATCTTGAACTCAAGCGCCGGGTCGTGCGGAACCTCGGGCCAGCCCAAAGCCTTGCGGATGCGCTCGGCCTCCTCCTTGCGCTCCGCGCGGCAAAAGTCGGAATAGAAAAACTCATTCCACAGGACCGAATCCCGCATCCGATGCGTGGACGGCGCGCGGTCCAGCAGCTTGATTGGCAGCATCTGCCCCGGCTCGCCCGTGGCGTAGAGCCAGACTTGCAGCAGCCACCCATCGTCAAACCAGAACGGGAAGTAATCGGTAAATATGCGGCCAGCAGCGGCCCGCCATTTCTCCGAGACAATCGCGAACGTCGCGTCGTTCTGTGTAATCCACCACCAGACGCCATCCGGGCGCGTGGTCCAATGCTCGGCAATCTGCCGGTCCCAATCCTGCGTCTCGCACACGATGTCGTCACACAGCGAGCAATACACATCTGCGGGCGCGATCAGGCTCAGTTCGTTGACCAGGTTGCCCAAAGACGGGCCGCGCGGGGCCACACGCCACCGAACCGGCACGTCAGCCGCCTTTAGCATGTAAGCAGCCGCCGCCGTTTCCAGATCGTCGGCATCCACGCCAATGACGTATTCAATCTCGTTGTCGCCCGATGCGTTGACATGCAACGACGCGACCGCTTCTTGCAGCATCTGCGGGCGGCATCGGCTCGGGATGAGAACGGAAATCTTCAATTCAATTCCCTAAAAGAAAAGGCGGGAGGGGACCGAAGCCCCCTCCCGTTACGCTTAGAGGGTCGCACCCACGGCCGGGTAATTGAGGACGCCCGGAGCCGAGCCAGCGGTGCTACCGCGAGCCGAGGTCAGGTACAGTCCGTCGATCACCATCGAGGAAGCGGTGCCATCGTCGTCCGGCGAGCCAGCCGTGCCGGTCGTGTTGAGGCGGACGTTCGCCGCGCACGAAGCCAGCACGTTGATGGTCGCCGGGCCGTAGATTTGCAGCCAGCCGTAGGAGCCGGAAGCAATCGCCACGGGCGCAACGCCCACGAGGTTGCCGCGTGCGTCGTTGGCGGTGCCAAGCGGCGCAACGGTGGTCGAGTACGTCGCCGGATCGACCGTGCAGACATCGTACTGCGCGATGGCAGACGACGCCTTCACATAGACGTACTGCTTGCCGTTGTAGTCGCTGGCGCGGTTGCCAACGGTGAAGGTCTTGCCGTTCGTGAGAGCGGTATCGACCTGATCGGCCTTGAAGCCAATGAGAATGGTCATGTGTTGGTTCTCCTTTCTCTATGGCTTACGCGGCATCCAGCAGACGGCCCTGACGTGCGCGGTTGCTGCACACGACGTTGCCCATCCACAGGAGCGGAATGACTACCGCGTCCTGGTTCACGCTCATCTTGTCGTCCAACTGGCTCCAGTTGGCGTCCGAATGCGTGACCATTTCGAGGAAGTCGGTGTTGAGGAAGTACATCTTCTCGCCCGTGGACGTGAAGTTGGTGTTGAGGTCATGGACCACATCGGCGGTCATGTACTTCAACGAGTCGAAGCCGTATCCCGCCTGATCCTTCGACTCAGACGTGAACCGCTGGAGGTCCTGGAGGGACTCCCAATAGGCCGCGTAGAAGTCGTTGGTCGAGACGATCAGGTCCGGCTTGTCGGTGCCACGGACGCAGTTCAGCCACAGGGCATTCATTTCGCCCTTGATGGTGGACTTGCTCCAGGTGTTCGTACCGCTGATCTCGCGATACTGGTTGGCCCACCAGCTGTAAGTGCTGGAGTTGATGCCGCCCACGGTGCCGGTGCCGTCCGACGTGATGATAGCGGCAAGGCCGCCCATCTGGTTGGTCAGCGCGCCGTCCGAGTACAGATCGACCGACATGTTGTTGCTGGCGGTGCGAATGGCGTTCTTGAGCCGGGCCTTCGCCAGATCGACGATCTGGTTGCTGCCCGAGTTCATACGCAGTTCGCGGCCGGAAGCGACCACATGCACGGCGGCCTGCATCCAGTCGTACTTCGCCGCCGACAGGACATCCGACTGCTGGATGTTCAGGGCGTCGAAGCCGCTGTAACGCTGGAAGGTCGCGTTTTCCGCGTAATCGAGCGGGCGAACGATTTCGTAACCGCCGTCGATCTTCTTGATCTGGCCCTTCTTCTTCAGACGGGAGTAGAGGGCGTTGTGATTGCTGACGTTATCGGCAATCTCGGAGGGATGCTCACGGAGCGTCGTGGTGACGATTTCCGTGAAAGTGCTGTTCGGCGAAGCCATTGCGATAGCCTTTCAAATGCTATCCGCGCGCCCGAATGTCTTTTGCTACCCTGTCCATCGTGGACCAGATATCGCCCTTGCCTGCCGCTGTGGCCGGGGCAGAGCCCGGCTTTCTGGCAAACGTGGCGATCTTGGCGTCGGCCTCGGCTTTCTTCTTCGCCTCTTCGGCGGCCTGCTTTTCGGCTGCTTCCTTGGCCTTCGCCGTATCCTTGGCGTAGAGGTCGGGGTCAGCGCGGCGCGCGGCCTTGTAGAGATCAGAGAGAGAGAGCTTCTGGTTGCCCATGTAGAGCCCTGTCATGGCGGCCTCTAGCTTGTCGAAGTCGGCGCGTTCGTCCTCTGGGAGCGAGTTACGGAACGTGTCGATTTCGGTGGCTTTGGCCGCCACTTGCCGCTCTGCGAGGGCGCGTTCGACGCCTTGGTTCACAAGGCTCTGGATGTCAAGTTGCTGAGACTGCGGGGTTGCGGGGGATTGCTGCAAAGCGGCCCGAAGGTCGATCCCGTACATGGCGGCAATCTGCCGGAGCCCTTCGACGCCATTGGTGGCAAGAAGCTGGTCAGCGGCGGCGAGACGGCGCACATACTCGTGCGGCGGCGCGTTCACTTGCCGAAGTCTTGCCTCCAACGGCTTCAGGACTTCCTCGAAAGCGCCGAGGGTCTTCAGCCGCTCCCCGTCAGAAGTGATCTTTTGGTGGACCTCGCCTTCCCGCTTGGACAGGTAAGCCTGCCAATCGGGCGAAAGGTTGGCCCACTTCGCCTTCACTTCCGCTGGCAGTGACTGCGGGGGCTCGATGGCCGGGCTTGCCGGTTCTGCCGCCGCAGCCGTGGGGCTGCCAGGAACACTAGGCGTCTCGGGAGCGCCGGGCGCTACAACACGAGACTGAAACTTGCCATCCGCGCCGCGCTTGCCGTTGATGGCCTCATTCGCGACACGCTCTAACGTCTGGTCGAAGGTTTCCTTGACCGGCTCCGGTGTGGACGCGGCGGGCGTAACTGCCGGGGCGTCGGTAACGGGAGCGGAAGGTGCGCCTTCTGAAATCTGAGCTTCGCTCATGTTATACCTTTGCGATGGTTCGCGCAACGTGCGCGGGGAGTTGATCGCGCGAGAGGCGCTGGAACGGGGCTTCGTTCGCGATCACAGGCTTACCCGCGTTCGGATCGTGGTCGCCGCGCATCCGTTCCGCCCACTTGCGTGAGCGATAGGCGTGGACGCGCTTTTCGGACGGATCGACCTCGCGAACGCCGTGGATTTTCATTTCCTCGCGGCGCTGGCTGCGGCTGGTGACTTCCTTGCCGGATAAGGGCGACTTGTAGGCGACATCGGCCATCAGCATGGGCGAGGCGATGCGATCGGGCGCGGTCATGGGCTCGCCGGTCTTGCGTTCAACGAACTGGCCGTCGCGGAAGACGTAGCGGGCTCTCATGCGCAGATGCGCTCCCACGCGCTTCGGTCTGGCGCCCGGGGCGCAATCCCCCTGCTCAGTGCGTTAAAACGCCACTCGGCGGACCTCATCGCCGCAATGGCGTCATCTATCTCATCTGCCCGCTCGTTTAGCTGCCGTTCGCGATTCTTCAGTTTTGTGGCGTACCCATTAAGATATGCCAAGCGTCGCGCGAATCGGTCGTTTTGCTTTATGTGTGTTCTCACGAGTCACCCCACAGGCGAGTGCCGTCGAGGGGATTGACGGTCGGCCGTTCGACCGATTCGCCATAGCTCTTGACGCAAGACTCGCACTCGCATGACAGAAAATGCACAGACATGGCCTTCGGAGCCGGCGTGGTCGGATCGATCGCGTTCCAGCGCGCCTCAAATTCTCCAGCGGGAGATCGGCTGAACTCCCCGCGCCCCGCACGCAGGAGCAACACCTGCCTGGCTTCAATGATGGCAATGCGGTCGCTCACGCCGCACCCGCCTGCGGCCTCATGGCCTGCTTCTGCTGCATGAACTGAAGCTCTGCTCCGCGCCGCGCGTCTTCGTGCTGGGCATCGGCGGCCCGCGCCTCGCTGGCAAAGCGTGCTTCCTCCTGCAT